CAGCTGCTTTATGTGCAACTGGTGAGACACAACCAGGACCTTATACTAATGTTTCAGAGGAGTATAACAAATCAGCAAACGTCATTACAGCTGCAGCATGGGCTAGTGGTGGTGCTTTAACAGCGGGCGCTAGAAGAGGTTTAGCAAGTGGAAAAAATTCACAAACATTAACAGCAGGACTTGTTTTTGGTGGTGGTGGAAATCCATATTCTGGTCTAGGTGTTAAAACAGAAGAGTATGATGGAACATCTTTTACAGCTGGTGGAGATTTAAATACCTACAGATATACTTTGGGAGGGGCAGGAACTCAAACTGCAGGTTTAGGTTTTGGAGGCTATATATATCCTCCAGCGGTTTCTTCAAACGCTACTGAAGAATATGATGGATCATCTTGGACAAGCGTAAATAATATGTCAGATGCTAGACAATCAATGGCTAGTTTTGGAACACAGACAGCAGCGATAGCAGCTGCTGGTTATTCTAAACCAACAACATCAAATTTAAATACTACATTATCTTATGACGGAACAAACTGGACAGCATTAAGTTCTCCAGCTAATGTAAATACCACAAGATCTGGATTAGCTGGTTCAGGAACACAGACTGCAGGGTTGGCCACTGGTGGTAACTCACCACCATATAAACAAACAGAAGAGTGGGATGGTTCTTCGTGGACTAATCAAAATTCAACAATTGATGAACATAAAAATGTTATAAATCAACAACTGGGTATACAAACAAATGCTTTAATATGTTCAGGTGGTCCTCCTAACACAACATCAACTGAAGGATATGATGGAACTACATGGTCTACAAGACCAAATATGGCAAGCGCAAGATATGAAGCTGCAGCTGGTGGATCTGCTACTTCTGGATTTGTAGCTGGTGGATTTACATCAACAAATGTTACAACAACAGAAGAATTTACTGGAGAAACAACGGCAGTTAATGTTAAGACTTTGACACAAAGTTAAAGTATGATATACAAACTTTAAAAGGAGGAAGACTATGGAAAACTTTTTATATGGAGTGCTTACTAACACTGGAAAAGGATTCTTCACAGCTGAAGACAGAAGAAACTTTTTTCTAAGAGGTTATCCTGCTGACGTTTGGGTTGTTGGAAATAATCCAAAAGGCGCTTTATGGATAGCTGATAAAGGTGGTGTTTTTAAAACTAAGTCAGAGGCACAAGCTTTAGTTGATGCTGAAGTACAAGCAGCACAAGCAGCTTGGGATGCTCGAACTGATGAAGAAAAAGAGCTACAACCAAGACCAGTTGATGTAACTGTTCCATAAGGATTTTTAAATGTCTACTTACGAAAATTTACATGGTAAAAGGGTAAATGTTGTATCAACAAACCCCTCTAATCCAGGAGGTGGAGAGGTATGGTATAACTCAACTTTAGGATTACTCAAAGGATATGTTTTAGGGCTAGGATCTTTTTCATCTGGTGGAACTGCAAATACAGCGAGATCTGACATAATGGGAAACGTTGGAACACAGACAGCTAGTTTATTAGCTGGAGGAGGTCCAGGTACTTCTAACGTAGAAGAGTATAATGGAAGTAGTTGGACAGAAGTAACTAATAGATCAACATCTTTTTTTAGAGTTGTAAATAATGGGACTCAAACGGCAGCGTTAGGTTATGGTGGATATAGTCCATCACCATTACCAACTGCACCTGCAAGATATAGCATAAGCACCGAAGAATACGATGGATCTTCTTGGACAAATGGAGGAAATTTTCCAAATGGAATTCAAACTGCTTGTGGAACAGGAACACAAACTGCAAGTTTTCAAGCTAGTGGTATATATGGTCCTTATACAAGTGCTAGTTGGGGAACAGCAACTAATGAATATGATGGTTCTTCTTGGAGTAGTGGTGGAGCAATGCCAGCGGGAAGAGACATATCATCTTTAGCTGGGATACAAACAGCAGCTATTATGGTTGGAGGAAGAGCAAATGGAGGATCACCTAATTTAAATGCTGTGCTTTATTACGATGGTTCAAGTTGGACATCTCAACCTAATTATCCAGCTTCTGGACATGCAATTATAGGAACGGGAACACAGACAGCTAGTTTATTTGGTGGTGGAGCTGTGCCAAGTAGAACTACAAACGCCTTTACATGGGATGGTTCTGCTTTTTCTGCAACAGGATCTATGGCTAACGCAAGAGCTTATGGTGTCGGAGGTGGAACTACAACCGCAGGCCTTATAAGTGCTGGTTCTACACCAGGCGGTGCTTCAGGAGTTACAGAAGAATTTAGTGAGGGTGTTGTAGAAACCAAAACATTGACAGTTAGTTAATAAAGTATATATTAGTCTACGAAAGGATTATTATGACAGAAAAAAGAAATATACATGCGTTAATTGAAAAAGAGGCACCTAGCCTAAATAATTTATTAGATCCAGAAGATGTAAAAGAGTTTAAAGCTATGACAGCCGAGCTTCGTGACACATGGACCAAGAAACAAGTATTTAGAACAGAAACAGAAATGAGAATGTCTGTTCTTCAAGATATGAAATACCCAACAAAAGCTGCAAAATATTGGCAGTGTGTTAGAGAACAAAATGTATTCTTGGAAAATTTAATGAGTTTGTCTTTTGATTGCAGAAGAAGTGAGGCTAAAGTTAAATGGTTAGAAAAAAAAATTGAGACAGAACAAGACGAATATAAATTAGAAAAATATAAAATAGATCTTGATGAAGCAAGATATGGTTTAGCTAATATGCAATTAGTTGCAAAAGACCGTATGAGAGAGATCAAACTATGGTCTACATTAAAGAAAGAATTTGATGATGGAACGTTTGATACTAAAGATGTTAACAGACACCAATTAGAATCTTATCATCACATTATGAAAAACAAAGCAGAGACATTGTCATCTGGTTCTTCACAACCAGAAATTTTTAATGTGTTAGGTCAATTAAAAACTATAGAAAGAGTTAAAAAATCAGGAGAAATGATTTACAACAAGAAAGAACAATTAACAAGTGACCTTGGAGCCAAAGAAAAATAAACAACTATTTTTTTTAGTAGCGCAACCTAGATCTGGCAATACTTTATTTACAAGTATTATGAATCAGAATCCAGATATAGCGTGTACACCTAATTCTATTACATTAGAAATAATGAAAGATTTATTTTTATTAAAAGAAACAGATGTGTTTCAAAATTATCCAGATCATAAATCTTTAGATAATGTTTTAGATATTGTGTATGACACTTATTATAAAGACTGGCCCCATAAAATTATCATAGACAGAGGCCCTGTTATGACACCAGGTAATTTTGCATTAATGCAGAAACATTTTAAAAGACCTTTTAAATGCATTATAATACTTAGAGATGTTATGGATGTTTTGGCAAGTTACATGAAATGGTATACTGAAAACCCTGATGCATTTCCTAATAGGCTTGGTTTTAAAAGTGATGAAGAAAAATTAAGTCAGATTATGAACAAAGATGGTGCTGTTGCAAAAGATTTAGAAGCAATTAGAAATGCATTTAATTATCCTGATATATGTCATTTTGTTAAATATGATGATTTGGTTGCAAGACCTGAAGAAGAGATAACAAAAGTGTATAAGTTTATGGAAGTTCCATATTATAAACACAGGTTTGAAGACTTGCAACAAGTTGAAGTTAATGGTATGAGATACAACGATACTATAGTAGGAAAGAATATGCACACAATTAGAACTGTTGTTAAAAAGGTAAATAACCCTTATATTAATAAAATACCAGAAAGAATAAGAAAAAAATATGAACACATCAGATTTTAATTTTGTATTTTTAGGTCAATCAGTATTAAAATACCAAGTGCCTTTAGATATCTATAATATTATTAATCATATTTATGAAACAAAATATCCAGACCTAAAACCTGCTAATAAACAATTAGTAGGTAAGATAGAAAAAGAACATAGTTTATTTTTTGATGGCCCACCAAATGATAAGATGATTAAACACAATCATTTACCACAAAATGTTTTACAATGGTTTCATCAAAAATTTAATCATTATTTACAATGGAACAAAACAATAGAATATAAAGTACATCTTAATTCTGTGTGGGTAAATCAAATGTTTGAACACGAATACAATCCAGTGCACGTGCATCAAGGAGCATTGTTTACAGGTTTATCTAGTGTTATGATTTTAAAATTACCAGAAAGTTTTGGTGTAGAATACTCTGCAGCTGATGCGCCACAGAATGGTAGACTACAAATTTTAGGATCATCAAGTGGTCAATTTGCAAATGTAGATTATCAACCAAATATAAAAGAAAGAGATTTTTATATATTTCCATATGACATGAGACACACTGTTTATCCGTTTAATGGACCAGGTATGAGAAGAACTTTAGCTGCAAATATGGATGTGGAATATAACCCAATTAAAAATAGAGGAGTAAGTTAATGTACGAAAATAGACATATTACAGAACCTAAATGGAAGAGTTGGATTGTGCAAACAACAACACCATTGTTTACACCAGATCAATGTCGACAAATTATAGAAGCAGGTAGAAAACAACCACCACAAACAGCACAAGTTGGTATGGGTAAACCTGGGGGTGGAACAGATACGAAGAAAAGAGTTACAACAATTAGTTGGATACCATTTAAAGAAATGGGCCACATGTATCGTGATCTTAATAATTTTATACAAAAGTGTAATGAAAATCATTTTGGTTTTGGAGACATACAGGTTACAGAAAACGCACAGTTTACAGAATATCCAGAAGGAGGATTCTATGATTGGCATATGGATTGTGATGTAAACATGGCTCACGAACCACCTGTTAGAAAAATATCAATGACGTTATTGTTAAATGACCCATCGGAGTTTGAAGGAGGGCATTTAGAACTTATGGCACCTGGAAAATTTGCAGAACTTAAACAAGGTCATGCTATAACATTTGCATCATTTATAAACCACAGAGTGCAACCAGTAACACGAGGTGTTAGACAATCTCTTGTTGTTTGGTTTGGAGGTAAACCATTTAGATGATTAAAGAACAATTTTTTCCAACAACTATATACGGCAAAGATGTAAAACTAAATAATGAATTATTTGCTAATGAAATAGTTGAATGGTCTAAACGAGACCCTGGCATTAAAAAAACAAATCGTAACGGATGGCACTCTACAACAGAAATGCATAAGATGCCTGTGTTTGAACCTTTAGTCAATGAATTATTTATAATGATGAATGATATATGGAAAGAAGAATGGTTAAACAAAGAACCTGTATTAGGAAATATGTGGGCTAATATAAATCCACCAGGTGGATCTAACGCCCCACACATACATCCTAATAGTCATTTTAGTGGGGTGTATTATGTAAAGGCTCCAAAAGATTCAGGTAATTTGGTTTGTAATGAACCAAGATTAGGTGCACACATGGTTATGCCATCTAGAAAAAAAGGAAAACCACCCAAACATTTATGGAGAGAAATTAAATTAGATCCTATTGAGGGTAGAATAATTGTGTTTCCGTCTTGGCTTTGGCATCTTGTTGAACCAAATCAATCTAATGATATAAGGATATCAGTAAGTTTTAATTTTATACAATATGGCTTTCAATAAATATCAAGTAATAAAAAATGCAGTAAGCTACGAGTTAGCTAATTTTATATTTAATTATTTTCTTCTTAAAAGAGATGCAGTAGCTTGGATGTATCAAAATAATATTACATACGATAATGGTATGTTAGGAACTTGGACTGATAAACAGATACCTAATACATATTCACATTATGCAGATTTTGCTATGGAAACACTATTAGTAAAAATGTTACCTGTAATGGCAAAAGAAACAGGACTTAATTTGATACCAACATATTCATACGCTAGAATATATAAAAAAGGTGATGAATTAAAAAGACATAAAGATAGACCCTCTTGTGAGATATCTACTACTTTAAACCTAGGTGGAGATCCCTGGCCTATATTTATCGATGGTACGGGGGCTGACAGCGTCATAGACGAATATAAAAACATACATAAGCCCAATGCACCCAAAGGCACTAAAGTCTTGCTTGATGTAGGCGATATGCTAGTATATAGTGGTTGTGAATTAGAGCATTGGAGAGAACCTTTTGAAGGGGATGTCTGCGGACAAGTCTTTCTTCATTATAACCATGTAAATGGTCCTTTTGCTGAAAAAAATCGGTTCGACAAAAGGCCAATGTTAGGTGTTCCACCAATAAGGAACATGTAATACAATGAGGTTATATGCTACAAAAAATAGGTTTTGCACCTGGAATCAATAAACAAGTAACGCCAACAGGAGCAGAAGGTCAATGGATCGACTGTGATAATGTTAGGTTTAGATATGGTACACCTGAAAAAATAGGTGGGTGGAAACAGTTGGGTGAAAGTAATTTAACTGGTGCAGGACGTGGACTTCATCATTTTGTAAATAGTTTAGGTAGAAAATATGCAATCATAGGAACAAACAGAATTTTATATGCATACTCAGGTGGTGTGTTTTATGACATACACCCTATCAAATCTACAACGACGCTTACAAGTGCATTTACCACGACCAACGGATCATCAGCTGTTACAATTACTTTTGGTAGTGCACACAGTATATCTGCAGGAGATATTATATTATTAGATAATTTTTCTACAATAACTGGATCTAATTTTGGATCATCTGACTTTGATGATAAAAAATTTATGGTTACAACTGTACCTTCTAGTACAACACTTACTGTTACAATGCCGTCTAATGAATCAGGGTCTGGTGCAACAACATCAGGTGGAGTTAGAGTGCAACACTATTATCCTGTAGGACCAGCAGTTCAAGCAAAAGGTTTTGGTTGGTCTCTTGGAACTTGGGGTGGTGAGGAAGTAGGAGCTTTTACTACAACACTATCAGGCGCTATTAATGATTCTGTTACAACTGGAATCACATTAGCTGATCCATCACAGTTTCCAGATTCTGGTACAAACTTTATTTTAATAGGTACAGAAGAAATATCGTACACAGGTATAAATACATCTAACGAATTAACTGGTGTAACAAGAGGTGTAAGAAATACCACTGCAGCATCTCATGGTGCTGGAGATACAGTGACTAGCACAGCAAATTTTGTTGCGTGGGGTGAGGCTGCATCAGGAGATTTAGTATTAGAACCTGGTATGTGGTCATTAG